GAGGGACCCAAACTTCCGCCCGGAAGCCCTCTCTCTCCCCACTGTCTCAAGGCTTGTCACCACTCGCGCCCAAGTAAAACCAAGGCAAGCCGCGGTCCTTTTGACTGGGAAAAATTAGTCTGGGTGGAAGCCTTAAAAGACGAGCTACGAAATGTAGAAAAGGATGGAGAACCTAGAAGTTTTCGAGTTGGAACTATACATCACCAAGTTCTAATGAAGAAATATTTTGGTTGGTTAGTGGAGCATCTGATGATGAATAGGCGAGATAACGGAATAATGGTCGGAATAAATCCATTTACTGAATGGCAGCAGATGTACGACATTTTAAAATCTACAAAGGGCGTTTTTGCTGGTGATATAGCTAAATGGGATGGCTCAATGAACAATATGGTTCAAGACTCCATAAAGGAGGTAATTCTAGAATTTATCCCACCCGAGCATCAGCAGGTCTCCGATGTCCTTTTAGAAAATGCTATTCGTTCGATAGTTGCGGTGCAGGATGACACTTACATCACAACTCATTCAATGCCTTCAGGTCATTATTTAACCGCGATTTTGAACTCTTTGGTTAACCGTTTTTATACTGCTATGTGGTATACAAGAGAAACGGGTTGCACTTCAGTAAATAAGTTTCTGCGAAATGTGGTGGATTTTGTGTATGGAGATGATAAAGTTGTTGGTATACACGACAATTTAAAGGTCTTAAATGCAATCTCTATGACAAAATTTTTTGAAAGTTTGGGAATGGGCTTTACCGATAGTCTTAAAAATAACATAGCCGAACCGTTCCAAGATATTCAAGATATAACTTTTTTGAAGAGATATTTCCGTTATCATGATGAGTTGGGTAAGATAGTCTGTCCTCTAGAGCTTAGAACATTACAAAGTGGAATTAGTTACTTTGACTATAACAAGGAGATGGACGTAGTGATGAAAGCTAAAATAGATACTTACCAACGAGAGATCTATTTGTGGCCAGATCGGAAAGCTCTATTAGAAGATTTTCTATCTCGTTTACGAGAGAGGGGAGTCGAGATAGCAGTGTTGACAAATTCTTACCTGAAAAATCTATATACAGACCCGGATATAGATGTCTTAAAACTTAGTTGGGGCGGGTCACAATATATATAATTTAAACAAGTATATACACGTTTTTAGAATTCCTATTTTGTATTAATTTTTAAAGGAAGCGATGGAGA